ATGCACAGCCGCTAATGGTGTTGCATGGTTATTGTTATGGGGTCGTTTACTCTTCACACATCATTTATGGGTAACAGTCAGTATTGGTGATTGGTGGCAGGTGCTGAAATCCTGCATAGGTCTGTTGCGGCCGGGTTTTCACCGACTGGCGACAGCGCATTTTGATATCGCGTCAGCCCGCGCATTCACCAATCCCAATACTGACTGCGTCTATCTCCCCACACTAATTGATACTCTTCACACAGTTATTCAGATACGCAGCCGTTACTGCGGTTGTACTATTAAGACGCAGCGTTCTTCCCACTTGGCAATGTCTTCATCAAAGCGGTCCAGAGCACGTTCGTGATCGCGGATCGCTCTTTCGCGTTCGGTGCGGAGTGATTGCAGCTTTTGAAGCGCCTGGGCTTTTTCGGTGATCCACGCGGTAACATCGTCTACTGACATGTTGTTAGTGGTGATGATTGGTTCGGTTTGCATATGGACTCCACTAATTGTTAAGCATTCTGTTGTCTGCATGCTTATAATATTAGTTAACTTACATTTGGTGTCAAGATAAAAAATAAGCTTGCTAACATTATTTTTGTAGGTACAAAAAAATCCCGCACAGAGGGCGGGATTGAACTGACGTGGAATATTAGTCTAAGTTTATGATTATTTGCTTAACTTGTCCTATAAGTCGGCAATTGCCGTTAACTGGTATTGGGTTAAATTGGGGGTTAAGGGGGGCAAGGTATCTATTTGGGCCATCTATAATGAATTTTTTTATGGTGGCCTCATTGGATTCGCTTAATTGCGCGATAATTATCTTGTTGTTCATTTCGTCAACAAAACCGAACTCGGGATCAACTACAACAATTGCCCCCTCAGGAATACTAAGATCGCCTGATGTGGATGTCATTGACTGCCCCTTAACAATTAATGCAAAGGCATTACTGCTTACTTTTGCTGATGTATCAACATATTGAAGGGAATTGACGTCTGGCTGATTAATAACCTCAGTCCAATTACCTGCCTGAACCCATGAAATTACTGGAATTTGTGCGTAATGATTGCCATACAGCGGAAACGGAAGATCTAGTTCACCTTCACCCAAAAGAAGCCATTGGGGCGAACAGCGAAGCACGGCAGATAATCTTAAAAGGTTTTCACTGGACAGCCCTGTGGAATCACCTTCCCATTGGGTAACTGCTGATGCCGAGATACCCACACACTCGGCGACATCTCTCTGGGTCATTTTAAGCTGACGCCTTCTAAATTTGATTCTCTCGCCGAGCGTATTCATAAACTTTCTCCCGTCTTATTCATGTAAGCAAGCTTACATTTTATTGACGTAAGTATCTTGCAAGTTTATATTGTAAGTATGCTAACTTTTAAGGGGTGATACATGCATAAAAATCAAGTTTTAGCCTATTTCGGCGGGACAACTAAAACGGCACTTATTCTGGGGATTTCCCATAGCGCTGTGTGTCAGTGGGTGTCCATTGTTCCAGAAAAACAAGCTTTGAAAATTGAGCGACTCACAAACGGAAAACTCAAATACAACCCTGCACTTTATCAGCATAGCAGCACAGAAAAGCACGGTTAACTACAACCCAACCTGAAAGCGAGTAGGCAATGAAGAATGAACCAGCAGCAAAAACAGAAAAAAAACTGACGCCACATGAATTCTGGACGTCAGTGAAACAGATTGCAGAACTGCAAATAAATCAGGCAAAGGTTAATCGTCTGATGGGATTAGACCAGGATAACGAGCTTCCTGAGGAGGCAGCCAGCCTTTCATCTCTTTTGCTAAAACTAACCGGATGTCGTCTTTTTCCATCGAGCGGCTCTGAGAAATTGGCCAGTGATGTTTGTTGCAAAGATACAGGTACACAGCATCAAAGCCACAAACATCTGACGGATAGTCATGAAGTTCAGCCAGGTGATCGCCAAAGCATTCCAGAAGGTACTCAAGATCAGCACCAGACCTGTTAATTTTTTTTCGTACTTGATAGTTCACGTTGCGCATAAGTTTTCCTTAATGGTTGGGGAACCTAAAAGGATATCACCGAGCAACAGGTAGCGGATCTACAGTCAGCTGGTGGACATCACAGTTTTAAAAATAACAACGAGATAACTGCAATGAAGAATGAATCACTGAAAGAAGTCGTAAAAAAGATGTGCTGCGCCATGCCGGGTGGGCGGGAAGCGCTGGCCGGTGCGCTGGGGATGTCACTGACGACGTTCAACAACAAACTGTATGAGAAGAACGGCTGCCGGTTTTTCGACAATGACGAACTGGAGGCAATGGAAGACCTGACCAAAACCCGTCACCTGGTCGAATACCACATGGACCGCCACGGCATGACACCAATGCCGGATGTGTCACCAGAAGATATCGACAAAGTTGAATTATTTGATATCCGGATGACCCTTTCAGCCTTACGGGCAGACCTGGAATTACATATCGATAAAAGCCTGAAGGACGGAAAGTTAACCCGGGAGGAAGTCAGGGGTATATATAAAAAATCAGGAAAGGTATTTGCTTACTTTTTGGGGTTTGTCGGGAGTCTTGACGATGTATTTGGGGTTCCGGATGAAAAGTGAGACCACCGGTATACGGCCGGTGGCCTCGGTCGCGCCATATCAATTTGTGTGAAGAGATAAACGCATGAGCAGATTAACTCATTTGGCAGGCTTTGCGCAACTCCGTGTTGCTCCTGTAAAGGGTGGTAAAGACCCTGCCGCATTTGTTTATACGGTAAGAGTACCGGAAGGTTTCTCAGAAACAAACTACCAGTTTGTGAAGTGGGCGGTAGGTGATTTTAACCGTCTTGGTAAGACAGCGGGAGCTGGGGCATGAAGAGTGTATTTGAAATCGTTCAGGCAATGTCCGGTCAGAAAAACGTTATTGTGATACCGGTGCCGTTCCTGGAGTTTTTTGCTGGTGATCAGCAGGCCCATGCATTGGGTGCTGTCCTGAATCAGTTGGTGTTCTGGTCTGGCGTTTCTTCCAGTGCCGGTGATGGTTGGTTCTACAAAAGCCATGAAGAGCTGGCTGATGAAATTAAGGGATTATCCGGAGAAGAACAAGCCCGCCGCCTGGTTAATAAGCTGCGCACGAAATATTTTCCGGGCATTATCGAGACGAAAGCAAAGAAAGTTAACGGTACCCCAGTAACTCACTATCGTATTGATGGAGAAGCACTTTTACTGAAAATATTCCCTGATAAAACCGAAACGTCGAAATCGACGAATGGAAACGTCGAAAGTGCGGAATCCAAACGTCGAAACTGCGGAATGGAAAACGCAGAAATGCAGGTTCCTGGAAACGTCGAAAGTGAGGTTTCCTATCTTTATACAGATCTTAAAACAGATCATAACTTACAGATCAATACTGACTCTTCGTCGCAGAATTCTGACGAATCCAGCGACAACCCTCTTAATAATTTTTTAACACGTAACCCTGATGCCGCTATCTACAGCGCTAATGGTCAGAAATGGGGAACACAGGATGATCTGGACTGCGCGAAATGGATTTCTGAGCGCCGCAAAGGGGTATTTGCAGAGCTCGGTCTGAAAGAACCAAAAGAGCCTAATTTTACCGAATGGGCGAATGATGTTCGCCTCATGCGTGAGATTGACGGTCACTCGCACCGTGAAATTTGTGCCCTGTACAAGCGTGTGGCTGCTGATAATTTCTGGCGTAAGAATATCCAAAGTACCCGTTCACTCCGTGACAGCTGGGATGATTTAACCCTCCGCCTGGCTGAAACACAGCAATCAAAACCGTCTGTCGATATCGTGGCCCGCGAGAACGCATATACCCGCATTATCTGCAGTCGTTCAAAACCACAGACCAGAACTGAAGAAATTGCCCGTGATTTGGCAGGCAAGGCAGGGTTGCGCGGAATGAAGGAATTTGATGCCCGTCGTGCATGGGTTGGTATCTGGTCACAGGCCACAGAGCAGGCCGCAAAAGAACGGGAGGCAGCATGAACATGCGCTCAGAAAGCAAAGAGATTTACGGCGTGAATGTGTTCCCGGTGCTGGCTGTCCTGCATCAAATCCGCCGGTGGTGGGTACTGCGTGACCTGAAAGATCACTGGAACAGCCGCCATAAGGTGAACAGTATTTGCCGCCATGGCTGGGATGATCTCATTCGGTTCCAAAATATCGAGCGGCAGTATTTCATGACCCGCGCCACAGCTAAACGCTACCAGCGTGAGGGGGTTATCTGATGGGGCTGACTTACGGATCTGTCTGTTCCGGCATCGAGGCCGCTTCGGTCGCCTGGGAACCTATCGGAATGAAACCTATCTGGTTCAGTGAAATTGAACCGTTCCCGTCTGCCGTTCTGGCTGCGCATTGGCCGCAGGTGGATAACCTGGGCGATATGACAAAACTTGCCGTGGTGGTTCGTGCCGGTGATGTACCTGCGCCGGATCTGCTGGTGGGTGGTACACCGTGTCAGGCATTCAGTGTCGCCGGATTACGGGGTGGCCTGAGTGACGAACGCGGACAATTAACCCTTTCTTACGTTGAATTAGCGGACAGTATTGATGAAAAAAGAAAAGAAAACGGTGAGCAACCAGCA